AGCATCATTCAAGTCGATGATGAGCGGGTACTGACCCGAGATGGAGGCGGCGAAAGGCGTGTCGTTTCCGCCAACGTAGAACTCACGGTAGTTGGCGGGAGGTGAACCTGTGCCGGAATAGATGCGGATTCGCAAGCCGCCGTTGGCTACCGAGTCCACTTGGATGCGGTTCGGCGCGTTGCATTGGGTGTGCCACAACATCAGCTTGGTCTGAGCGGATACGTCATAGGCGGGAGACTGGCCGTTCTCAAACTCCTTGGCGTACCCCTTGATCGCTCCGTTGGCGTCGTTGTCGAACTCAGTCGCCACGCCTGTGATGGGTAGGCTCCCCGCACTCTTCGTCCCGGTNTTCGCGGGAGCGTTGATGTCTGCAAGCCACTTCGGATCGCCTGCACCCCTCCCGAGGTTGCAGTTGTCCTTGGCAGCGGGTAGCGCGAAGGTCACAGCGCCAACCTCAACAGATGGGTGCCATGCGGATTCTTGAACGTCGAGCCGTCAAGATTCACACCGTTGTCTTGGAAGTAGACCACCCCACAGTCGTTGAAAGTCGCAGGGCCGGTGACAGATGAACCCATGTCAAACTGACCGGTGCGATTGAACGTCGGGCCGCTGAACGTCACGACCGCGGCGTCGGCCTGATTGAAGTCCCACGGCGGATAGGAATCCCCTGCATCGTAGAAGCCGGAGAAAGTCGCGGTGTCAGCCGCGTTGTTGCGGAGGTTCAGGTACACGCGGAATGCCTGCGATGTCACTCTCACGCGAGGGTCGTTGGCGTCGTTCGCGTTCGGCCAGAAAACGAACGCACCGTTGTCGTTGAACGTTGTCGCAGTTGTGTTGTCGCCGATCTCCAGCGGGCACGCGATGGAGAACGTCGTGCCCTCTCGCAGAACCCACTCATGGCTGATCTTTGTGTTGTAGGCCGTTCCAAGCGCGGTGATGACATCATCCCAGGTTGCGCCAGTTCCGGTGAAGCGGGGGATGTTCGTAGCGCCCTTCGTCGTGTCGAAGACGAACAGGCGGGCGAAGAAATACTGGACGGTGCTAGTGCCTGAGATATTGAATCGCACCGTGCCGACGCCGAACGTCTCGATGTCTGTGTAATCGAACGTACCAATGCTGGCATCGTGGCTTGTGTCGTGCAAGTCGATCACGAACATCCGGGGGAACTCTCGGGACTTTCCCAGCAACGTATCGTTCCCACCGACCTGCCATGTCCGGTAGTTTGCCGGTGGTGAGCCTGTGCCGGTCCCGAGCCGAACGACATATCCGTTGTTGGCCTTGGTGGGCAACTGAATGCGGTTCGGCGCGTTGAACTGACTAACGAGAATCATCACCTTCGTATCAACGGAGACATCGTAGCCGCCGGTCGCAAGGAACTCCCAGTAGACGCCACGCAGCGGGCCGGTCGAACTTGACGCCTGGGTGTTCACGAACGCAGTTGCCTTGGCCCCTGTGAGCGGAAGAGAGCCGTTGACCTTGGTGTTACGTGTGGCAGGCTGGGCTTCACCCGTACCGGCAAACGCACCACGGGCGCGGGCATCCAAGTCCCAGTCCGTCTGCATCTGGTGGACGGCTGTGGGGATCACAAAGGTCATCCGTACCTCGAGCAATCCTCAGGGCAAGTGTGCTCGACCCCCTCTGCGACCCAGTAGTCATGTAGAGAGGTGGCATACTCCTCGAGTCCCAGCTCAATCGTCAAAGGGTGTCCCTTGATGATCCCCTTCGTGGAGTAGCCATAGTCTTCTTGCCCAGGAGGAACAGGGTGGGTCTCGAAGTAGATGTCAGCGGCCTCCTCTGATTCAAAAACCATAGGAGAACCATCGTCGTTGGTCTCGAGTACCTCAGTACCGTCTTCGAGGTCTCTCCACAGCAAGTACTTCATGAGTCCTCACCTGATTAGGCGTCCGAAGTACGCACGGCCGCAACGGACTGCGGAGTGGAGAGGAACTGCGCCGATGCCGCCTCGAAGGTCTTGATCGGTGTGCCTCCGCCATCGCGTACTCGCACGAACAGGTTTCGATCTACGCCGCTGTGGACGCCGGTGAATGACTCGGAAGTGGCGTTTGCGAGAACGTCGATGAAGGCCAAGAACACATTCTGGTTGATCGCTGCTGTGCTGGCGCCTGACCAGTCTGTTGCAGCCGTGGTGAACGTGTCTACGCCATCATGACTTGTGTAGGAGACCCGACGATAGATTCCTGAGTCCATCTGGACTCGCAGCCGGGAGTTGCCGGCACCAGCCGAAGACGACGCCGGCCAGTGGACCTTGGTGGAAGGCCACGGGACCGTATCGGTCCCGGTCTTGACTACAACAGCCGTTTCGCTAATACCAGAGAGAGCTGTAGCAAGCAGCCACTGGCCACGGTCGAGAGCTGAGCCGCTTCGCGGGCCGACAAGGATGCGATCCTCGCCGCTGACGACACCAGAGACCGTGAAGGACACGTTGTTGGGCGGAACACGCGGAGTGGTATCCAGGGACGTGAAACGGTCCGACGAACCGACATCCGCGACTTCAAAGCCAATACCGTACGCGCCGATGATATTGGAGCCCGTCGAGGTGCCGATGAACTCGGGGATGAGCGTGCGAGAGTTGATGGTTGCAGTTGCATCCACGTAGTCCAAGAGAGGATCGCCCGACGTATCATCGCGACGGATACGGTTGGTACTCACGGGGCTGACACCTGTGAAGACCTGGATGTAGATTTCACCGGTCACACCGTTGTCATCCTTCGCTAGAACGATCCCGGTACCACCACCTAGGTCCTCGTCTTCGATCGCGCCACCAGCGACGTTGATGGCAGCTGTGGCTGCAGACCTCAGACCCTCGATGACGTCGTTGTCGTCGATGACGCCCGCACCAGGGGTATCGAGCGCCACGATGAGTTCGTCTACTCCATCGTCGTACAGAACGATGCCTCCCGACTTGAGTGCGTTGCCAGACTCGTTGCGGAAGGTGACCTCTTCGCCCGGGAAGAATGGGCCGCCGACCAGAGTGTCGTAGAACACCTTGGTGCCCCACATGACAATGTTGTTCTCGGCGACACCAGTCCCCGTCTCGCCGCTGTAACCAACCTCACGGTCGATTCCCTGGAAGATCTCACCGGGAACGCCGTGAATGGAGGGGCAGGACTTCACGATCAGGTTGATGTCTGCGGTGGCGCTGGCCGTCCAGACTGAAGCCGTATCTGACGCCGTGTTCTGTGTGGAGTCCTGATCGGTGGAAGAACCCTGGACATGGAAGTAGGCGCCGGCAGTACCATCGGGGTGGCGCAGAACGATGAAGTACTCAGCGTTCGCCAGGTCCAGACCGGCAGACTGGTCCAGACCAGTAGACGGGTCGAGCAGGTTGAACCGGAAGATCACCTCTTCATATGAAGAGGTGATATGAGACGCAAGGATGTCTTCGGACCGTGCCAGGGCTGCACCGGTCGGCTCGGCCAACTGCGAAGCGGCATCATCCGAGTCCCACAGTTCGGCGTACAGGACACCCGTAGGGGTACCTGCGCCGATCTTGATCTGAAAACGAGCCTCGACGAGCTTCTCAGTCACATCCGAGAGCGGGATGAACGACTGCGACTGGCCCACAAGAGTGGCGTTGTCGATGATGAAGTCGGCACCCGTCGGAGTTCCACCTGTCTGGTCTGCAATGTGGGCACGTTGCGCAATCCACTTCGCACGCTCGTAGGTGTCGTTGATGGTCTGTGAGCCGATGTTCCACTGCGAGTAGAACTCCTGGCCAACGGCGCCCGTGCCGTCGAGGTCGAGTTCCTGGAAACCCTCGACGTTCGAGATCGTGCTCCAGCTAGCAATGGTCGCGTCGGCAGTTGTGTTGAAAATGTCCGCACCGTTACCGATGGCGGCCACGGCATTGCCGGTACCTAGTGTGACCGGGAATCGGCGGTACTGATCGCCCAGCTCACGGGCCAGTACGATGATGCGCTGGCCGTCGATTTTCGAGCCAGCGAACTTTGACATGATGAGGTGGCGCGAGAACACCAGTGACGGCGAGCTCTCCGGGTTGATGCCGGCCCCCCAGAAAGCAGGAAGGACCTTGCCGTTCTGGATGATCATGTACTCGGTGCCAGTCTCGGACGGGCCAATGATTCCCAGTCCGGAGAACAGTGTCTCACCGCCGAAGGTCGGGTCGGTCTGAGACACTGAGCCGTCATACAGGTGAAGGGCGAATGTCGGGTCGATGTTGAACGGCGCGTTCAGTGTGACAATCTGGTCCGTCGAACGGTTGAAGGGCGTGTCGACAGTGATATCGAGGAGGTCATCACCGACGGCTTGACCGTCGTCCTGTTTGCTCATCAACCACTGAATGAACTCAAGAACTGTATGTCGATTGGTCGTTGCTGCTCCGGTCCAGCGGATATTGCCAGAAGCGTCGATCGACACATCAGCGTCAGCGATTGCAGCCATGGGGATCTCCTTGCACCTAGCGTTCCAGCACCAAGGGCTTGAGGAAGATGTCACAAGTATATGTCAGGCCGGTTGGAAATCCAACTAGTCGGAGGCTTATGTGGTGTGGGTTACGGCTTTTCGCCACCGTTGGGCTTTGTACTGATCATGCCAAGCGCCACGAGACGCCCGCGGATCTCGTCGTCAAACTCTCCGCTCTTGATGAGCGAAGAAACCTCGGCCTTTGTGGTCTGGGCTCGTGCCCCGCCATTCTTATGGTCCAGAACTCGCCTGATCTGGACATACGCAGCCACCAGCGCTGCGATGATGCCGGCGATGAGGCCCGCCAGGCCCTCTCCTCCTCCGTCCTCTCCTGTCTTGGGGTCCCTCCCCGTGTACTTGCGAATGGTCTCCTGCACCTCGTCAAGGATCCCTGTGACCTTGTCGATCAGCTCAAGGATCTTCTTCATCGCCGTAGCGAAGTGTTCCTGACCCTTGTCTACAGCTCCGCTGACCTTCTCTGCCATGGTGAGCACAGGGAGGATCAGTTCCTTGATTTGAGCCAGGGTCTCCCTCACAAAGACCCTTAGTTCAGCGAATACCTGGTCGATACGAGCCTCTGCTGCTGCATCACCCTCCTTGATGACGCGCAGAGCAGATCCTTCGACCTGTGTAATCCGCTGCTCGAGCTTGGCCTCGAGAGCGGTGACGTCGGCGTTGAACTCTCTACGCAGCTTGGAGACCTCCGTTGAGGTCTCCTGCAGACTGTCTGAATATGCCTCCCTGAATCCGTCAGTGGTTTCCTGGATGCTGGCCTTGGCCTCGTCCAGGAGGCGCTGCACTCGCTCTTCTGACTTCTCGACAGTCCGGTCCACTTTCTCGATCGCACGGTCTGCCTCGTCCCCAGCTTGGCTGATGGGGTTCTGGCAAGACGTGAAGACCGAGATGATGCCGACGCCGATAAGCAGAAGAGCGAGTTTGTGCACGGCTACCTCCGGAAGTTGACCCAGCCGTCGTTCGGCAGGCTGGCGCGTGTATCTCGGAAGCTGATCCTGTCAGGTGCAGAGATGGTGACCTGACCACTGGCCGACACAGCCTTGCCGGCAATGTACGCATCGCAGCCTGCAATACCGCCGTCGAGTACTCCCTTGACCCAGTTGAGAGCTTCGGTGGACAGGAGCCCTTCTGTTGGTAGCACGACCTGGTTCTTCAGTAGAAGAATGCCCTGCTGCACCGCGGACCGAACGAAGGCATTCTCGATCTTCGTGTTCAGGTAGGCGGCAAGTTCATCCAGGGCCGTGGCAGGCGGCTGCCCGGTCATGAAAAGATCTCCCGCTTCCTTCAGGTGTTGCTTGATTCTCTCGGCGGTCTCGGTAGGCGCCTGATTCTTGGTCAAGGCGACCTGCGTGAAGACTGCGGTGGCGTCACGGACTACGCCAGGGCCCTGGTTCACAACCAGCGGGTTGTCGAACAGGGTGCGCATCGCCGCGCAGCCGGGAAGCATTCCAACGACCACGAGCAGCAGCAGCCCTACGTGCTTCTTGTACATACTGACTCTCCTCCATGATGGGGACCAAAATGTCTTGTCGACCACCAGACCTGAACCGAATCATCTCGTCCAGGAAGCCGCCAATTACCGGAATGAACCCCAGAGCTGGGATCCCAAACGTAAACTCGTAGCCATTGAAGCCGTCGATCTGCTGGTAGTGCGAGAAATATGTGACACCAGGCTCACCGGGTGGAATAGGTACGACCAAGGGGTTGACCTTCTGTCCTGTGGCGCAGCCGCAGAGAAGAAGCGCAGCTAGCAGGATAACTGCCTTCACTTGTGCGCCTTTCCACTCCGGCTTGAGCCACCTGCACCATACACATACTTCTGAGACCAGGGACCCTGAGATCTTTCGAGCAGCGAGTTGGCGACCGGCGCAGGGGTAGCCACCTTGTTCATCATCACTTCAGCACGCCACAGGCGATCGCGGAAGAATCCTCTGCCAGGCTCGAAAGGATCGGCGGAGGATTTGATGCCTACCCGCGGGCTCTGGGTCAGGCCGCCGTAGACGACGGAACTTGAGCTTCTCGAGCTCGTCCTCGATACGTCGCATCTTGGTAGGCCGGGCTCCGCCGGCCGAGGGAGCGACACGGATGGTCAGGTCGCCCAGTTCCTTCGTGGTGCCCGCTGCAATGCCCTTGGTGGCTAGCAAGTCGTCCCAGACGTCGAGAGTCGACTTGTGCCTCACCCATGTGATGAAGTCCCTGGGAGGGCTCTCCATGTCCATGCGCCAGTCAAGGCCCTGGCTGAAGTCNATGGTNTGGCGCCAGATACGGAGGCCGATGAAGTCGTCCGGGATGCCGCCCGTGACCTCGCTACCTACGGAGTGCCGAACACCCATGATGCTGACCCAGTCCGGGTACGGTTCGACGCACCCGAACCAGATGAGGTCCTCGCCGAGCGCGTTGCCGCTGGTGTCGGCCAGGTCCTCCATGACCGTGACCTCGACGCACATGTTCTTCGGGAATTGGTAGCCCGTCTCGAAGTTGATGTACACGAAGTTGCCGGTGGCCTCGAGAGTCCACGTGCGGTCGCGGAAAAGGAGGGGGTCCAGACCGGTCAGGAGATCCGTCTCGCACTGGAAGTAGTGCCTGAGACCATCCCCTTCCCCGAGGTCGGTCTCTACGGCCCTGAGCTTCTCCTCGCCGTAGTAGGCGCCTTGAGTGACCTGGACATTGCCGGTGACTGTGGCTCCGTCGACCGGGCCAACGAACTCCAGGGCGATCTGGTCCACATTGACCGCGATCGGAAAGGAGTTGTGCCTGGGCGTGACCTTTCTGAGCCGAAGCGGTTCCCCGCCGGCATAACGGAAGACCACATCGTCGGGGAGGTCAGCTTCACCTTCCTGAACGTTCTCATCGGCTGTCTTGGCGTCCGGATGGCTGTCTAGCCGGTCGCCTGTCGTAAACGTGACCCTAACAGTCACGGCCAAGGGTGTGCTGTCCGAGTCCGACTTCAGATTGTCGGTCGCATCCACATCCACCCCGACAAGGGTGAACTCGTGAAGCGAGTTGGGGAGCAGGTGCTGTACAGGGGTGACCGTGAGGACCGCCCCTACCAGCTGCATGTCTGCCCTGACAATCTGGTTCGTCCGCTTGTTGAATAGCGAGACGGTCTTGTTGCTTACCGACGTGCTGAGAATGGCCTCGTTGAACGTGGCCTGCAGAATCACGTTCTTGGCGACATCGGTCGCCAAGTTCGCAGGGATCGAGCTCAGCAGGACGGGAGCGGGCATGTCAGATCAGATCCTTGAGGGTCTCCGACTGCTCGGCTGTGCGCGGCATCTGGACACTGCCATTTGCGCCGATCGGCAACGTGACCTGGACTTCGTCGGCTGGGTTCTCTTCCACGGTACCAGCACCACCCACGAGACGAATGAACTCCGAGAGGAGATTGATGATGTCAGTACGACACGCGCCTTCGGATTCGTGCTTGATCATCGCCTCGAAGATCATGGTTGGCGTGATCCCAGAGCGATTGGTGACCGACGCAGACTTGCAGGTCGGCATCAGGTCGTCGGGGTTCTCCGCGGCACTCACGGCATCCAGGAACGGCTGGATGAGGCCTTGCTGTGGTTCGGGCTTCACCGGACTGTCGCCGATGATGATCTTGCCCAGTCGGACTTCGTTCTGCAAGGCGTGAAGCACGTCTTCGCCAGCATCGTAGGGAATACGAGCCGTCGGGTTCCCTATGTTCATCACAAACGAGCCGTCTGGCGCAGCTAGGAAGGCGCACTTCTTCATGTTGAGAGAGAGCAAGCAACCAGGGGTTACCTGCGTTGTTACGGCACCAGCGTCCTCGCCGCCGACGACCTTGCCGAGTCGCTGATCGCTAACCGGCATCGGGATTCCATTGTTGGGCATCTGTCCTCCTCGTGGGCCTATGCAAAGGGCCCCGGGGCAGTGTACCCCGGGGCCCAGACGATAGGGAGCCTAGGCTCCAGGACCGATCAGCCTACTAGAGGCTGAAGGTCTTGCCGGTCGGGACCGGGCCCGTCAGCTGGAGGCTGATCTTGTCGTCGAGGTCGTAGGACCTGGTGACGACCACCTTGACGAACTTGCGGATGCCGCGGCCCTCATTGAGGACGTTGATGGCATAGCGCTCGTCGAGGCCGACCTGCTTGATGTCGCGCTCCGGGTCTTCCCACTCGTGGGTCTGGATGGCCTGGTTGATGGCCATGATGCCGACCTCGTTCGAGTCCATCATCCAAACCTCGGTGGTGTTGTTCGTCGGGTTGTACGGGACGAACGGCGAGACCAGGATGCGGAGCGGGTACGGGAACAGCTCGGGGACGTCCGCGTAGGTCGTCTGGATCTGCTCGGGGTCGGCCACGTGGGTCGAGTTGTTGAGCGGATCGGCGGCCCACTGGCGCATCTGAGCGACCTCACCACGCACACGCTGCCAGATGCCCTGGCCAGCGGCCTGAGCATACGCCCAGTTCCGCATCGTCGGGTCCTGGGCGAAGATCGTCCAGGCCAGCGGGTTCATGACGAGAAGATCGGGGATGAACCCGTCGTTCAGCATTGCAGCGTACGTGTCGTGCAGGTCCTGCAGGGCAAGGGTGCCGTTGAAGAACATGTTCACATCACGGCCCGACGTCCAGAGAGCCGGATCGGCACTCCCGTTGTCGAACTGGACAGTGCCGGAACCAGAGATGTGGTTCGCCGACTTCTGTTCCTTCCAACGACCGAGGGCGACGTTGGCGGCACGCAGATGCATGCCCATGATGTCGAACTGGTTGAAGGCGATCATGTCCCGCGTGAAGCGGACCTTGATACCGACCCGGCCGATGGTCGCGGTGACCGTCGAACCGAACTCGATCATGCCTTCGGGATACCGGTCCGTCTCACCCATCTCGAGGTTGCCGGCGTGCATTGCGCTCACGGCCGGGAACTCCACGCTCTTCGTGGGAGCGTCCCACCTGATCGTCTTCAGCAGAGGCGTCAGAACGAAGGTGGGCTCGACAGGCTCACGCACCACCGAGGCGATGACGCGAGGCATGAGGAACGGGTTGTCGTGGAAGAAGGCATTGTCGCGAACAATGAAGTCCTTCTGCTTCAGCTTGCCGGCCTTGAAGTCGGCTCCTCGCTGCTTGTCGGCGTCCAGCATGTCCTGAACGGTGACCTGGATGTCCGGGCGCTCGGGGGTGAACCCGCCGTTCTTCCAGGCTGCCCGCATGTTGCGGTACTTGCGGTCGATCGGGCGGATCTTCCGGGCTGCGAGACCATGGTCGGCCAGGCGTGCGTTCACGCCTGTCTCGACCAGCTCGCCAATCCGGTCATCCATGAGAGGACCGAGTCGATCCCGCATGACTGTCAGAACCTTGCGTTCGGTCTCGTCCGTGACGTCCGACAGCAGATCCTGGTCGATGATGTCCTTGAAGCTCATCGTATGGTTACTCCTTATGGATTCCTTGTGGATCCTGGGTTGTCGAAGTCCGGGCTAGACGCCGGGGACGCCAATGGCCACGTCGATTGCCCAGTAGTCACCCGACGCGTCGGAACGGGCGAATGTGAGCGGAGACGGGACGCCGAGCGTACCCCCACCCTGCAGGCCGGAGACTGCGGGCACAGTGTTGACACGGGCGAGCTGGTCATAGCCCTGATCCGTGTTGATCGTGGTCGCGTCGACCAAACTTGCAAGGATGTCGTTCAGAAGCAGGCTGCCAGCACTGGCAGCAGTCTGAGCGATGATCCTGTGACGACCGATGCACTTTCCGACACGCAGCGACTGCGCAGCCACGAGGGCGTCGACAGTGCCGTGGGCGGCAGCGGCATCCGAGAAGCGCTTCAGGCGGCCGGGAGCGGCTGCCGTCGTCGCGTCGTGATCCAGCGTGGTGGCCGTGTCGGTGACCATGACCTCATCACCGGGGTAGATCGCCTGTTCTNGGTCGTGATGACCGGGATGCGCACGACCTGGCCGCGGCTGAGGATGTTCACCATCGGCTGCTGCTGGTAGTTGAGAGAGCGGCGGTAGAAAGCCTGCGACCAGATGGTCTCCTGCACGATCCCGATGGGACGCACACGGGCGATGGAGGTTGAGGACGCACCGGCCGCAGCGACGATGGTCTCGCCATCCGCGACGTCGATGTCGTACGTGCCACCATGCTCGTCCGACGCCAGATCGACGCCACGATACGTGATCGTGTACGCGCCGCCCGAGGCCGGGACGATGATGCTCGTGTTGATGTGCTGGTAGTCGTTCTGCTGCCCGCGGAACGGGGCCGGAACGGCCGTGTGGTCACGCTCATTCAAGAGACCGACGAACGTGCCAGGGTACATGACGTACGGGACGTCACGGTCTGCACGCTTGCCGATCACCGGAAGCATCCACGACGGGGTCGCCTGGATGCTGAGCACGGACTCGGTGAGGTCAGTCTGCCGGATGGGCCAGTAGGGCGTGCGGAAGACCTTCCCTGCGGCCGAGCTGTGGTAAGCGGGGGTCACCATGGGTGAATCTCCTGTTCAGTGCTTCGGTGGGATTGCGATTGCTCGGAGAGGGGCTACGCCCTAGACGAGGTCCTTGCCCTTCGTTTCCGGCTTCGGCTTCGGGGCGCCGTCGTCGGTCTTCCGGGTCGTTGCCCCGTCCTTTGCGCCAGGCTTCTCGTCGTTGACGATGTCGCTTGTGGCTTCCAGGTTGGGGAGCTTCTTGACGGCGAACGGAAGCTCGTCGGTGATCGAGTCCACGATGGACTCGGCCGTACGCTTCTTCAGTTCGGCGACGTACTTCTTCTGGCCCTCGGCCGTCTTGAGGTCGTGGCCTTCGATGTCCCGGCAGTTGATGCCGCGGAGCATCGCCAGGTGATCGCACCGCTGAGCATGCGCATCGGCGAGTGCATCCGTCAGCTTCTCTGTCAGGTCCTTGTTGTCAGCCTTCTGGCTGTCCAACTGGGACTGCAGGTCGCTGGTGCGAGTCTGTTCCTTCTCGAGGGCGTCGCGCAGCGTCTGGATCGTCTTCTGATCCTCGGTGAGCTCTGCCGGCTTGCCGTCGGGGTTCTTCGGATCGGACATAGGGTGAGTCTCCTCTTCGAGGTACTTGTCGGCATCGGCGGAGCCGACCCCGAGCTGCTTTGCCTTCCTGGCAACACTGCTCAGGATGCGGTTCTTCTGATTGTCTGGGCCCTTGAATCGCGCCACAAGGAGGCGTGCTGCCTTCACGTGGTCTTCGTCAGGCACAGGGAAGGTCTTGCTGGGTCCGCAGTAATCCTTGGAAGCAAGCATCTTCCGCTGAGCGGCAGATAGCTTAGCATCTTCCTCGGAGACGCGCTCCAACTTTGTAATGGCGTCCATCACCTGTTCGTAGCTCGGGACCATCTCGGCATCACGGTTCACTACCAGGTCAAGACCGTGAGTGTGGGGTGCGCCATAGTCAGCGTCGCGAGTCTCGCCAGTGACAGACTCGAAGTTGAGGTCATCAATGTCGATGTCGATCGAGTGGGTGTGATACTCGAGCTTGGCCTTCTTCGAGGTGGGATACGTGTTCTCGGTGTACCCACGAGCCTTCTTCGTGACCATGTCCACGGAGACGAAGACCGAGTGCATATGGTCGCCAGACTTCTCGGTAAGGCCCGTGAAATAGGCCAGCGAGCCACTGGAGACCATAGCGATGTCGGACATGTCGTCCGTATCGGTCTTGAGCAGGCCCATCTTGACCAAGCGCTTGGCGATGTTGGCTAGGGCAAACTCTTCGTCGGTGATCTCGACGGGATCTTCCTTGTCCTCAATGAGCTTGCCAGGCGTGTTGTCCGGCAGCTCCGGGACATGAATCTGCGTCTTGGTGGCCGGTAGGCCACCCTTGGCTTCGTCATCCTTCGTGAGCATGACAACTTCGCCGGCAGCGTCCATGACGCCAATGACGGGAGCTTCCCTGGAGGTGAGCCAGCTCTCGAACTTGTACTTGGCCTCGAACTCCTGATCGCAGATGTCGCGATCGCAGAGGGCGTCCTTTACCTCGTTCGCCCACTTGACCTCGTCGATCGTGGCGTTCGGGTTGGCCGGTGAGTTCACGAAGGAGCATTCCTTGTTGAACTGCGGGCCAGTCACCATCATGCACTTGCGCTGTGCGTCGTCGACCTCATAGATTTCGCCGATGTCGTGGTCGCAACCCTTGTGCAGGTCATCTCCGCAGATCGAGCAGAGCATGTACGATGTACGGAAGTTGGTAGAAACGGTGAGATAGCGCTGATCAATCACCTTCTCCTGAGCATCGGCATCGGTGATGCCGAGCATCAGGCGGGTGTAGCCAGAGCCCTGGTCATAGCCCTCGGCGGGATTCTTCCAGTCTTCCATCCAACGCGGGCCAGTCCACAGTTTGTGGTACGTAGCCTTGAGGACGCGACCGAGGGGCTCGCCCTTCTGGTCGTGGTTGAGCAGGACCGGAAGGTTGAAGGATGCGACTCCACCGTGGTCCTTGGCACACCACGTCCCCACACCAGCCAGCATGTTCTGACCGGGGTACACGCGGCTGTCTTGGATGAAGTAGCCGGAGTATGTCGCGTTGGTGCCGACGACCAGGACTTGCTTGCCCCCAGCGGCCTTCGCGTAGTCGGCTAGGAAATCACGTGCATTGATGACGAGTTCGGGCTTGGGCAGTGTCACGGAATCAAGGATGGTCAGGCTGCGGCTATTCATCGCTGGGTTCCTCCGTGGATGCAGTGGTCTCGTCGGAGATCTCAGGAATCTCGGCAACAGAGACGGTGCTGGAGTGGAGCTCAGGATTCATCGCGAAGCAACGCAACCGGTTGGGTGTCAAGGCGTCCGTGAGTTCGAGGGCATAGTCCTGCCCGCGTCGATCACGAATGTAGACCTTGTCCTTGTTCAAGGCTCGAGCACCTTCGAGGTACCCAAGCACACGCGCTGCCCGATGTGCCCTGCCAAGCCTGGAATCCAAGAGGAACCCACTCGACTGGAACGCCGGGATGACCAACCCATCGGCGTACGCGGACTCGCGAGGCAGCGTCGTCGTGGGGTTGATTCCGGCACTCAACATACAACTCGCTGACACCTGCTGCAAGTCCCTGTTCCTGACATTGTGTAGAAGTTCCTTGACCTGGTGCAGGTCCAGGTCCTCAAGATCAGGGACTCTCTGGTCAGAATGGGTGTAGGCATCGGCCAAGCCTTCGTACCACTCGTCCATGATCGGGTCACGGACCATGTCGAAGATTGTGCGCTGAGCCTGGGTGAAGACAGGCCTGGCCTCCTTCTCCTTTGAGCCCACCTTGGCCATCAGAGAGGGGGCTGCCCGGTTCCAGATCCTCATGATGTCGTTCGACGTGATCTTCTTCTGGGTGCTGGTCTTGCCGTTCTGGTTTGCCGGCTGAGCCCTGTTGCTCGCGGACTTCTTGGCCTTGGCTCCGGTCTTCTTGCCTGCGCCACCAGTGCTGCCGCCGGCGGATGCCACCGGCACGGCGAAGTCCTTCTGAGCCTGGGCCTCACCACGGGTCAGCGGGATCAGATGCTCATTCAGGAAGAGGTTGCTTTCCTCGGAGTCCGGGATGTCCTCCATGTGGAGACCCTTACGTCGTGCTTCCTCGCGGGTGACCATGCCCTGGACGTACATCTGCATCCAGTGGTTCTGGTGGGCCCGCTCTTCCTCGGTGTCGATCGCCGGGAAGACTAGCGTGACCTCGTTCTCCTCGGTGACGTTGAAGCCGCCTTCCATGAGGAGCTGGAAGAAGAAGAAGTCGTTCAGGTAGTTGCAGACGACGTCCTGGATCTCCTTGCACGCATCGGACAAGATTCCGGANAGTACCTTGGCAGTGCCGCGGTTTGCGGTGTCGCCACGGCCCAGGTCCAGCATCGAGAGGCGAAGGCCAGCAAGCACACGTAGCTCGTAGTGCTCGATGAACGGGCCGATCTCGAGCACTGCACCTTCAGCGCCAATGATCTTGATCTCATGGCGCTCGGACGTGACGACGTATCCCTCTTGAGCCAGGATGTCGGCGTACTTGTTTGCAACGTCGACTTCAGCGACCTTCATGCCGGTGGCTTGGTCAACTACCATGTCGGCCGGCACCTTCTCGGTGCCGACCCTCCAGTGCATGAGCGGGAAGACGAACTTGTGGCTCACGTGCTCCGCAAGCATCTCCAGCTTACGAAGTGCCCGAATGTCCTCCAGCACAGGGATGACGGTGGGCGTACCAAAAGCAAACCCCGACTTTTTGCGCCACGGGATGTGGACAACGTCGTGGAAGCTCCAGGAGCGCTTTGGCATCCCAGGGATGTTCTGCTTGAAGGAAATCGGGTTTCCAGACTTCGTCTGCTTCAAAGAAACAGTCGAAGGATCCGGAATCGAGATCACGGCTACGGGCTCTCGAANCTTGCCCCACATCCGTGTTCTGCGACCAGAGGATCGTGACGCGTCTCGCGACATGACCCAGTAGCCATTGGACGTCACGACGATGTTGCGGACGAGCTCCCGGATCATGTCGCTGAAGGGCTGGCGAGACATGAAGCCAATCTCGCGTAGCCGGCGGCGCATATAGCGGAGGGTTCCAGGGTCCTTGCCCTGNAGGTTCCAGCCGTTCTTCATGATGAGCTCGACGTGGCGATCAACCGCGATCGACCAGTAAGACTCCACATCCAGAAGCCTGATGCACTCGCCGAGGTCGTACTGGGGACGAACCTCAGGGGCGTCGCCGCTCTTGGTCAGTGCGCGCTCCACACCGACAGGCGACGTGTTGTACTTGATGTCCCGCTCGGCGGGGCGGCGCTTCCAGCGAAGGCTGCTTTCTACCGGACTGGGGGACGGGTCCTTGCTCTGCGCAGCCAAACGCAGGTCCGACACCTGGTTCTGGATCGCCGCCAAGCGATCTGTGATGACGTCGAACTTGGTGGGGCTACTCATCAGTCGTGGCTCCGACAGCCCGTAGGAGCTCGTCAGGCAGGATTCCTCGGCAAATGTCACGGAAGTTCGCCGTTGTGACGTCGTCCGTGGAGCTTGCGATGGTACCAACAGCAGGGATAGGACGCTGCCCCTCTTCCCGGAGGATGTTGTGGGGACTCGAGAAGAACTTCTCAATCATGGCCGGCGGAAGCACTAGCGGACGAGGAACCGCTTCGTAGAGCTGGGGATCTTCACCGGGGCCAGCGGGCGGCTCTCCGTCTTCGGGCGGCGTTAGGTCGTCAAGCGGACCGCACCTGACAATCTGGTCGATGAGTGAGTTGATGATCGCAAGGATCGTCCTGAGCCGTTTCGCATCCCAGACCAGGCCCCAGCGCTGATAGCCACTGTTGTAGAAGCTGAATGTGCGCCCCAGGTACTGCTGGATGAGCTGGTTCACCTTGGCCTGGAAGCGGGCGATCACCTGGAGGATATAGGTGATCATGTCCTCGATCAGCGGACATGCGAACAACAGGTCCCAAGTCGTGCCTGGAGTCCTGTTGATGAAGCCCATCACGTCGTCGATGAAGTCCTGAAAGAACCGGTTGACGAACTCGAGCAGCGCCTGCTGGATACCGCTCACAGCCCAGTCGAGGATAGTCGTAGGGTCCGCCAAGTAGAAGTTGATGCCACCCGTCAGTGTGGTGTACGCAATCTCAAGGACAGCTGCGATCTTCTTCAGGTCCTCGAGGCTCTGGGCGTCCATGAACCTAGCGATGCAGCAAAGGAGGTCGTAAGCATAGCCGCTGGTGAGCACCCCAGCTACGGCAGAGATGCCGCGGTCGACAGCTCCCAAGTGGTTGGACATCGCCGTGTACTGACTGAAATGAATCGTGGCCGGCGGGATGAAATCGCCCTCGCCCACGTTGACGACGCGAGCCTGCCGCTGACCGGTGAACAGGAAAGGGAACCCACTGCTGCTCTGGGCCGGCGTTGTGTGCTGATGCTCGAATGAATAGTCCAGCATGACCGAGTACTCCTGTGAGTACTGGTGGCTGTAGATGTACATGGTCTTGGCGTCTTCACGCATGTTCAGTAGGTCGCGGTAGGCTAGCCACATCTCGTAGTCGACGGCGTTGCGACCAATATAGTTGTCGGCATAGCGAAGGATCGTCTCTTGATCGTCTGCGCCCACCATCTGATTCACGACTCTTGAGAAGTCATCGCTCTCTGCTAGCTTCCTTGCTCGATTGAGGAAGTCTGTGTTTGGGATGCCCAGATTCGGGTTGTGCTTGTTGACTGCGAAGATGATGTGGTCTTCTTGCAGGCCCATGATGAGCAACATAGCTGCGTAGGCCCCGGCACGCTGCAGAGCTACAACCGGAGTCTCTGTACCGGGAGGCTCCTTCGCGGCGCAGGTAGCACCCTTGTCGGCGGCGTCGAAGTTGCCGAGCAGCTGATTGAGCAAGAGCCAGATCGCAAACGACTCCATGTTCATAAGGAACTCTTCCCACGGAGAGAGCCCCTTGCCACCCGTACGCAAGTACTTCGTGATCTTGTAGCCGTCGGTCAACGTGTCGCCTGTGAGTTCCGTGGCGATCTGGAAGTCCATACGCCTGGAGATCTTGATCTTCTCGTCGATGAGATCCTTGTAGAGACCGAACGAGATGAAGTTCTCATCGTGCTGCCGGCGCCTTAGCGCCTCACGCACCTTGACGGCGTCAACATCGACAGGGACCTGCAGCTTCTGCGCTCGCGGCTCGACCTCGCTCAGCAGCGCAGTGGCGCGGTTGATCTGGAAAGCAAAGCCATCGAAGAGGTCAACAAGACGTCCCTCGGTAACCTCTTCGGGGCCAGGCTTGCTGGAGTCGTCCTGAGGCCGGTTGGTAAACGGAGCTTCCTTTAGCTCGCGGTGACGACGGGGCTCCTGAGGGCCTTTGTAGAAGGGATCTTTCGTCGTCACAGGATCGTCCTCTTCACGCCGCCGCTCAGCGCTCGGGAGGGAGCGCCGATCCTGCGCATCTTACCTCCCTGGTTCTGCACCTGCCGGCCCTCCACGATGTCCCGAATTTGGGCCATGTCACCCACGAACGTGTTTGCTACGGCCACTCCCTGCGCCTCGAGTGTACGCATAGGAATAGTCTGCTGGAAGACCCCTGTCGACTTCTGCATTTCCTGCTTGTTGACGTAGGGCTTGACGCTGTCCTCGAAGCCCTGCTCTACGGTGCCTGCCTTGGGCTTCTCCATGGCCAAGGGGCGTGTTCGACGTATGGATCTTGGTCTCGCGATGAGACTCGTTCATCGAAGTGAAGTGGGTGGCCATCCCGATGACCGCAAAGCCTAGCGCCATCAGGGTGTGCTCGTAGCCCTGAGAATAGCGGGCCCGGGCCTTCGGGGCTCCCAGCCCCTCAACCCGGTACTCGCGCATCTGCTGCACGAGGCCAATGTCTAGGAACGGAATCTCCTGCTCAAGGAGCGGCGCCGAGGTGTCTTCCTTCTTCGGGAAGAAGATCTTGTTAGCCGACACCCACTGCGCCATCATGTCGACCATGAAGGGCTTGGCCGGCTTCTTGATGAACTCGCCCTGCATGCCAGGCCTGGGGTCGCGGATGTAGATCGGCTCATTGCCGTGCACCGCCACCAGCTTCCTGTGGAGGTCAAGGCCCAGGCTCATCTGCTGGTCGAGCAGCCACAGCTGCTCGATCTGCATCTCTCCGAATCCCTGGTCGACGTAGATGTAGTCGGCCCTCCAGCGCTTGGCCATCTTGAGGACTTCGTGCACACCATGGGTCTGCTGGAACTCGGCCTTCCGGATGACCTTCTTGTCAACAACGCGGTACCAAGGGTCCTGGTAGGTAGAGCCATCATCGTTCGCAACGAGCTTGAATCCACGCTCGAGCACGATGATGTGCGTACCCGTGTGCTTATTCCAGTCGACACCAATGACATAGTTCCACTGCGGGTTCCTGACGATGCTCCCGTACTCGTAGTCCTTGAGGCACCTGTCGAGATACTTCTGGTTGAACACGCCTTCGGTCGGCGTGCCGAACTCGGCTAGGAACTCACGTGAGAAACCACCATCCGAGTAGATTTCTCGGAGCATGTTCTCGACGTCGAATCCCCAACGTGGACTCTCTGCCGAGATGAAGTGGAACTCCTTGTACCGGAGGTTCTTGTTCCGACACATGGTGTAGAGCTTGGTGCGAGCGCCAGTCGGCGTGGAAGACATCCACACGGTGGTGTTCTTCTGCGAGGCCATGGTCGCGAGGACGGTCTCGATGTCCCCGTCGTCCATGTAGTCGATCTCATCGAAGTAGATCGCATCAGCGCCCTGACCACGCACCTTGTCGGACTTGGCGCCTGTCTTACGGCCAGCCGAGAAGCCACGGATAATGGTGCCGTTGTGGAGCTCGATCTCCCAAGGCGACTTCGCGGAGCGCTTGTAGGAAGTCTTCAGCGCAGTCGACCTCTGCATCAGCGATAGCAGGTCGTCGAAGATCTTCTTCACCTGCGCCTCGTACGGGCACAGGATCAGGATCTCGTACATGTCCTTGCCAGAGCCGCACTTGGTGTACGCACGCCACCAGATGTCGATGCACATAGCGTACGTCTTGCCAACACGGCGGCCGGCACGGACGGCTTTCCACTGCGAAGAACAACGCAGCATCTCCGACTGATACCAGTCAGCCTCTACGTCAAGCTCGATCGAAGCCCAGGACACTGGGTCCCAGGAGATCCGGAAGTAGTTCCGATCCTGCTCGCTGTCATGGATGACGCCTTCTTCAACAAGCCTGTCAAGGACGTCGTCGGTGTACTGCTCCATGAGCTTGGAGCGGTCACCGTAGCAGTTGATCGGCCACCCATTCTTGAACTTGTCCTTATCGACATTGCCGATGTTGATCAAGTTCTTGTAATAGTGCATGCACCGATCGCAGAAGTGCTGATCGGGGCCAGTGACAATGTCGTCAGAGTCGGGCGTGGGCCCGTCTTCTCTCGTGCCGATCGGAGCGTAGTTACGAGCAGCGTAGTTGATCTCCGGGATGTAGCTCGTTTCAGTGTTGACCGTCGGAAGATCCCGAGGGTCGACAAACGTCATCGAACTCACAACCGGAGAAGGCGCACCATCGCTAGAGCCAGGTGACGCAAGGGGCACCGTGCTTATGTCTTCGGAGAAGGTCTTGTGATCATTGCTCAACGGTGCTGCGCATGAAGGATGCTGGCCTCATTCCCGAGCGCAGCTCGGGTGGACAGCTGAGTGTTGTGGATGGCTTGGATTGCCCTCTGCCTCTGCGTCTGGGCAGAGCGGGTGTCTACGAAACCGCCCCCAGTCTCCAGGTCTCGGTGGAAGGGTGTCTTGGGTTCCGGCGGTTCGTAGTTCTCAATCACCTCATTGATGCCGTTGATTAGGCCGAGGCCCATCTGGAACATCGAGTAAGCGAAAAGCGCTTTCGACGCACCTCCTAGAAGTCGCGAAACGCCAATGCGTGAGGCCGCTGCTCCGCCAAAGCTCTTTCGCAGCCCTGAGTGAAATAGGCGATCTCGGGCCAACATGCCTCGTTCGCCGCTGGCAAGAACCATGTCGTGAGTGCCGCTACCAACAATGACACCTCTGCGGCCAGTTGCGCCGATGAAATCTCTCGGTCGCCCATGGAGCGCCAGGTTGCGAATGCTGCCGCCGTACTTTGCTCGGGCAATGTTCTTGAACCGATTCCATTGGGTGGGCAGCATCGTTCGCTGCATCCCCCTGGTGCTGGTCAGCCACGGGATTGCGACCATGTCGGTCGCGAGCCACGCGCCCATGGTGACCGGGCTCTCAACGATGTTGTTGAATCGGCCCGTCTCTTCGCGGTGGGTGTTGGTATAGATGTCGTACGGACCGGGCATGACTACTTCCTAGCCTTGATGTACATGTTGATGCCGTGCGCTCGAACGGGGCCTTCTTGGGTTGGTTTCACGCAACGAAGCTCTACTGTCCCGTTCGCTTTCTTCGTCTCGTGTAGCGGCGCTTTGCAGTACGGGCACCGCGTCGGGACCGGCGCATCCTGGCTGCCGTCTCCGCCTTCTTGATGAGTTGTCGCTTCTTGGGCCATAGGGCTCCCCTGTGTTTCAGGATTCCCCGGAAGAACGAGGAGTGCCTTTCTTCGTCGCCCGTGATTGCTTTGTGGTGCTTCTTACACAGGACGATGCCGTTATTAAGGTCGTAGAAGAGGTCGGGCCGCTTCCTCCATGGTTCGATGTGGTGGGCCTCGATCCTACGGAACGGAAAAGTGTTGACGCCAAGGGCGCAGCCCGGCCACTGGCATTTCCAGCCATCTCGCCGATACACGGTCTTGCGCCAAATCTGTACATCTTTGCAGTTCCAGTGAGGCCTCTCACGCCTAGTACTTCTTCGGCTTCGCTTTCGCGGAACCTTTCTTCGTCGCTTTGCTGCCACTCTTGGACTTTCTCTTGTTTGCCACGCTTGCCTCCTAGTAGGGCATCACTCGAGAGTGATTCCTATGCATCTGCAATGTCAGAGAGGGTCCATAGTTCCTGGTGTTCCCGTGGCGCATCTGCTGTATCCCGCCACCGTAATAACTAGGTCGGATCCCTTGAGACGACATCGGGTTGAGGCCACGCATGCTATAGGGCGTGGTGTCGCGGCGCCAGGCTTGGTGCGCAGCACCGGCTGCCATACCCATCGTTATAAAGCCAGACATCATCGGCGCATCGCCGTGTTTGTTGATAAGGCCAGTCCACTTNCCGAAGCGCTGAAGTCTCCCGCCGCTTTTACCGAACTGTGGGGTCAAGATGCTAGAGAGTGAGTCGCGCCCTGCGATACCAGACAGCTTTCCAGCCGTACGAATGCCAGCGACAGCAGCGTAGGGAGCGCCGATAGCCATCCGGAAAGGAAGCTTGACAGCCTCTTTACCAAGACCCCCGATGCCTTTGAAAGCCATGTTGGTCAGGCTTCCCTTGACTGCGAGACCACCGGTTTTCGTATGGAGCCAAGAGTATGCGTTTCCGAACTTGCTTGAGTCCCCGGCCATTCGGCCACCCATAGAGAGGGCGCTACCACCAATGCCTCTAGCCATATGACGGTAGGCACCAACACGGAGGCCGAAGCTGGCTGCGCCCATGAGGGCGCGACTGAAGCCGCTGCTCTCTTCACCTGCAGGTGTTGAGGCATACCAGTCCAGGGCATTGGCCGCGGCAAAGCGCGGCATTGCCTGGAACATGAAGGACCCAGCAAGACCAAGGATCTTGCTTGTGACTGTCTGGTGAGCAAAAGTCGGGGCAACTACATGAGCTCCGTAGCCAAATGCTCCAGGATTGACCGAGCCTCGAGTGACCATCCTCATGCCGCTTCGTGCGTATGTACCGGTCGGGCTGATCAGTTCCCGCATGCCTGCGCGGAGGACATTGCCTCCCTTGGCAAGGGCACGCGCACCTACTTCGCGTGCATACGCACCGGCGGCCGCTCGCCCGCCGGCTACTGCAGTGGAAGCTCTACCGAGAAGTCCCTCTAGCATTTAGAAAGGCCCCATGTTGTTGCCTGGCCTAATCATATTCAGGCCCGCCCAGCCAGCATAGGCTGCGCCCGCATACGGGTTGACGCTACCAAGAGCTGCTGCGGCCATCGTATGACCGCCCAGCTGGATAGCGCTCCTTGAGGTCACGTCCAGAGGATTGCCGGGAGCTACAACGGAAGAGAGAGCCGCGACACCGAAGGTGGCGCCAGTTCCGATCCTCCATGCAGCACGCGTCTGTCTGAGCGACTTCGACAACGTGTCTGCTGTATCACCTACATTGTGGCCGCTGAACCAGTCCCCGAAGGAGTAGCCCTCTGCGTTGCCTAGCCCTCTACGAATCCTTCTCATAGCGACCTTGCCGGCGCCCATCATTCCGTGGGATCCATAGACCCGGTCGATCAGCGCTCTGCCGGTGCCAGTACGGATCTCCACTGGTGAGAGGTGAGACATCGCGTTGTAGACGTACGACCCCAGCTTCTTGCCAAAGAAGTCCTTCATGCCAGGTACGACTCTCATGCGATGTATCCTCCGGCAGCTCCGGCAAACTCACGTTCAGCATGACTGTTGCTGCTCATGGCCTGCCTGCCTTTCGGTGTCCGGATCTGGCCAGGCAGCCTCATCATCTGCGTCTGGTAGTCCCGAACCCTGGATTTGTTGGCGTGAGCGGATAGCCGCTGCACGTACCCACCATACCCTCCATCCATGCGAGTCGCCATCGAAGGTACTGCACCGCCGACGTCTCCGTAGGACTGGTTCGCAATAGAACCCAGCGCCTGCCACATGAAGGGGTCTTCGCCGGTGTACTGGGTCCCGAGACCAACCATGTCTCGAGCATTAGCTACTAGGGCAGACATCTTTGCCTTGACGAAAGCGCCGATCCAGTTCTTGTTGACGCCACCCTTGCCTTCGGCCAGAGACTTGCTGACATAAGCCATGTCCGCCGAGAGCCTTCTGGCATCGTATTCGACCCTAAAGATGCGACGGGCCTGCGGATTCGATCGCGAGGCATACATGATGTAGGCGTACGGTGAATGCATCGCGTGGGCGTAGAAGTTCACCTGGCTAATGTGCTTGTCCTTCGGGCCCTTCAGGTTCCAGAGCGCCTGCTCGTTCTCAACTGACTTGAGCTCGAGCGGGATGCCGCCGCGGAGAAGTGCGTCGATATGCCCTTGGATTCCGTGGGCCTCGACGACGTACTCCACTCCATGCGGGGCCAAGAGGCCCGCCGCTTTCAACTCGGACTGAATGATGCCATGGACGCGTTCACCGCCCATGACCACAGGGTTCGACTTGATCCTTGCGGCAACTCGCGGGTCCTCTGTGTAACGGTTCCTTAGAGGGTGCTGATGCAGGTTTGAGGCGTGAATGACGTTGCCGACAAAGGGGTCGTAACCCGAGCCGAAGGCAGAGATGTTCGAGAACGGTAGGCTGGAGGTGTCGATGCCCTCGATCATGTCGAACTGCGTATTGGGGCGACGCATCGCATGCATAGGCTCAGGCTTCTCAATTTCATTGTGCGAGCCGATGATGTACATGGCGGCAATGCCGCCGATCATCTTGGCCCAGCCAGGGCCCTTCACTTCGTTAAGCATGCTGGCGTAGTCGCGCCCCATGCGCCGGCCACCGCCAGCAAGCTGCTTGCCTATCTGTTTGGCACCCCCTAGCTCCGCGCTCTTGGGGTTACCTACGATGTCTTGCCAGAGCTGGCCAAGACGGTCTTGCACCCTAGCGCGGTGCACGTGCTCTTGCTCCTGCATGAAGAGCTTCGACAATGTCTTGTCGCGCCGGATCCTTCCGGTCTGCTGGAACACAATCTCTGACATCTCGGTATCGGCCGCAGAGTCGTGTGCACGCCCGACCAGCTCTTGCAGCCTTGCGGCAGAGGCTGTATCGACGCCAAGCTTCTCTTGGTGCGCCAATAGAGTCGATACGGTGGTCTC